GGGGCACAAGCTGACCAATTTTGACATATCGACCGATTTGATTGGTATAAGTGACGGTCGGGTTACTTGTGCCGCCAGTATATGTCGGCGTAAATGAGCCTTCCTCATAATCGCCAAGCCCATTCGCCGCCGCACTGTCTGTGCCAAATTTCACGCCATCGCTATCAATTCTTAATAGTTGCGCGGCAGACGAATTTGCAAAGAAAAAACTGTCTGCGGCTGTGCCAAGATAGGATGTAATAGTGCCGTTATTCCTAAACTGTACTTTGTAAGTATTGCTGTTGGTGCTATCAACTTCAAAAGGAACACCGCTGCCAGAAACATCTAAAGTGGTATCTGGTGCTGTGCTACCCACACCTACAAAACCTACTTGGTCAATAAACATTGCAGTGTTTGTAATACCTGAACCAAAACTATTAGATGTTCCAAAAGCCATATGGGAGCCACCACCATCAAACATTGCACCAATACGAACATTGGCGGCAGTTTGGCTATCATCATAGGGAGCTTCTACGAGGCTAACAAAGTTACCAGAAGTATAGTTTGTCTGTGTAACTCGTAAGCCTTCACCATCTACTGTGCCTGTAAACGTGCCACCAAGTGTATTTGTTGTTCGTATTTCAACAGGAGTTTCTGGCGAGGTTGTGCCAACTCCGATTTTATCATCAACCGTAAGTGATTGCGTTTCGCTAACATCGACTACATTGGTGGCTTTTTTACCTACATAAGGCATTAAGTGATCTCCATTATGCTCAGTGTCGCGTCAATCTTTGCCGCCGTATCTGCGTCAATCTTCAAAACATCTGTGGTCTGTAATACGACTTTACCGCCAGATAAAACCTCTAACGATGAGCCTACAGGTATTGGCACATTCTCAAGCAATTTCACTGTTTCATTTGTCTCTGTGTCACTGGTATCCGATACCAACTGCACATCTACAGTGTGTTGCGCCGTTCCCACATTGCAAAGTATCAGACCTAAAATTACCGTCGTGGTAGAACTGGGACAGGTGTAAAGCGTAAGCGGCGTGCCTGCTGAAGCTGGCATTGCCGCGTTTGTTTTAAGTTTGAAGGTATTTGCCATGTTTTATCCTAACGCGATTGCCAAAGCGGTTGCTGTGCCCGCTTGATCGACATCTAAATTTGTCCTTGCCGCGGCAGCAGTAGAAGCTCCCGTGCCACCGTCCGCCACTGCTAAATCAGTAATACCTATTACGGAGCCCCCTGTAATTTTCGCATTTGACATCGAAAGATTGTCACTAATGCTAACAACAGCGGCACCAGAGCCCGCGCCATCACAATACAAAATTTGGGTTTGGCCGTTGGTAATTGTTACATTAGCGCCTGACCCTTGCGTAACCGCGATGTCTCTGCTTCCCGATAAAGCGTTTTGAAAAAGAAAAAAGCACGCTGCGGTGTTTGGAGCTACTGTAAGAGTTACCGCGCCTCCAATATCACCACTATCGGCAAATTTAATTGCCCGAAACATACCATCTTCCGCGTTGCTTGAGCCGCTGGTTGGAGATGCAGGCCGTACTGTTAGCGTGGAACTTGTATTAGAAAGGGTTACCGATTTGTAGCCCGCAAGTCGATCAAAAATATCAAAATTATGGTTGGTGGTTGTGCCCCAAGTCCCGCTTTGCTCACCTGTTCCCGGTTTTTCAATGGCAAAATTTGTTGTAAATGTGCTTGCCATGTTTTTCTCCTACGCTGCTATATCGCCCCATGACGGACTTTGAGAGGGAGAAACCGCAGACCAGCTAGGCGATTGCGAAGGACTTACTCCCGACCAATTTGGCGTTTGACTTGGTGTGATTTGACTCCAAACCTCTACTGACCCCAAAGCAGCCGTGGCGCTAACGCCTGTGACACTTACGACACTATCTGCTGCTGCCACAACAGTACCAGCATTTCCGGTAGCTTGCAAACCAGTCTCTGGTACTACCGCAGCAGCATTAATTGTTACCGATCCTTGCCCGGATGTGGAAGAAACACCCGTAACAGCTACGCTTGCGCCTGCGGAAACAGTTTCATCTCCTAGCGCTGTAGTGCCTACATTACCACTGACTGATGTGACTGCGCCCGCAGCAACCACCTCGTTACCAAGTGCGGTAGTACCTGCGTTGCCCGTCACCACAACCGTTGCGGTTGCAACAATAGTCTCATCGCCAAGTGCGGTGGTGCCCACATTACCTGACGGAGCAACAAGGGCTTTTGCTATTGCTATTTCATCGCCAAGAGTACCGGTTCCAGCAACCCCTGATAAAGAAACAATAACCGCGCCTTGAGCGCTTACGTTGCCAAGCGTCCCTGTTCCAGCGTTGCCCGTTGCCTCAACAGGTAACGCGGTTCCCCAAGCGCCTTGGTTCCAAGAACCTCTCGCCCAGCCATTAATAATAGCCATGACGAGGTGTCCCTTACGCTATGCGAATAATTGCATTTGAAGCGTCAGCGGTGGGAAATTGTATAGTGAAATCCCCATTTGTGGAGGTTTTGTCTCCACCAAACGCCAACACACAGACGGCATCGGTAGTACTACTGCCACCTGCCGTTGTAGTATTGTAAATGATTGCACCATTTGCCGTAATTGTTGCGCTAGAAAACGTCAGATCTGAAAAATCAGTAAGAGCCGTCGTGCCGCTGGTAGATGGTGTAACATTTGTCAAAGCGCTACCGCCCGCAGTATACCCTGTTCCGGAAACCTCGTTGGAGGTGCTATAATCTGTTGTTGCTGCATCCAGAGAGGCAGAACTGGTAAAAAGAGCTAATTTGAAAGTGTGTTGCCCATTCGTAAAATTGTGCTTACCTTCGAGCAACTCTTTTTTAAAAGATGTGCACATTGCTTGTGTAATAGCCATTAGAGCCTCCTAATCATCTCTGCCAATTCTGGATGACCTGAATTGATAAGAGCATTATACACAGAAGTACGGTCGCTGCGAATAGCTTCCCGCATGTAAAAAGCAATAATTTTTTCTATATGCATTTTGAACGCTACGGCTTGGGCTCGAATAGCTGGCGGACTGTTCTCTGAAATAGACATAATTTTTTCAGTACAACGATGAGCGACCTCGTCAGGGGTAAACCCGCGATTTTCGGTTGTAACTACATTTACAATCGGAGATTCATCAATTTTCAAGTCTAAGGTAAACATCAAAGTTTCTCACGTCGCACTAAGCCTGTGCGATAGGCATCCGTATCTTCTATGGCCTCACCATAATTTTTTAACCGCCCAATAGATTCAGCAAATTGAATGTTGTAATTTTGCAGTACATCAGCCTCGCCCTTCATGAAAGTGTAGGCTTCCAACAAAGAACCATACAACATTGCTAAAGGGGCGTTTGTCGCTAGCCAAGTGGTGCCACTATCTGATCCCGCGGTCAAACTCGTTGGGCGATAGTAGTAATGCAGTTCTGCGGTAAACCCGCTGTTTGGTGTGGGCGCTAACATAAAGTTTTCAACGTCAAAAAACGCATAGTACCTTGGAGTTCCAGTGCTACTTGGATTTGGATACGCTGTTTGCAAGAAATTTACATCTTTGTAATCAAGAAAAATGTTTTCACTACTTGAAATGATAGAAAGACTGTAGGGCGCAAGAAAATCAGACGGGCAATTCAAAAACTTGTTGCTAGAAGTTACCGTACCCGTTTGATTTCTACGAAAAAGATTAAGCTGCACGCTCTTAAAAATGCGCTCTTCCGCACCTTTGATAAAAGTGGGCAACTGGCTTACAAAGGTAGTTTCCTGATTCTCAGTGTAATCTTTAATAGCCGTTTTTAAGGTCGCATATGTAAAACTCATGGTGTGTTCGCCTGCCCGCCCATGCCGCTGTGATTGGTGCAATAATAATATAACGTGGGAGCGCCTGAAGCCACCGTAATTTGTGTGTAAGCGCCAGAGGAGCCCGGAGTCCCATTAGTGGTAACACCCGTTGTGTACTCAGACCCGCCTCCATGCGTCCCATCAGATGTTGTAGAGAACCGTAGGGGATGCCCGCTGTTTGAGCTATCGCTCTGATCAAAGCGATATGTAGACCCTTCAGACAAGTTAAGAGTGGCTTGACGACTACCGTCAACATAATATTTGTTAGCCCCTAAATAAGATTGGACTGTAATCGTGTAAGTTGCTGTTACAGATCCTGTCGCTGTAACAGTTCCAACGGAAGCCGTGCCAGATGCGCCTGTAACTTCGACGGTAACGGCTCCTTCTGTGACTATCGAGATGCTGCCTAAAGAAACAGTAGCTGAAACGCCCGTTGTATCAGCAGTCGTAGGTGAAGCTGGCGCAGCGTCACCACCAATAGTAACCGTTCCAACAACGGCCAAACCTCGAGTGGCAATGCCTCTGTCTGGAAAACCGCCCGCACCAACAGGAACCTCCGTCGGCTCTTTGCGATCTGGCCTCGCGTCTTGCAACGCTTCGGGATCAAAAATTTTGGGAAACGGTTTTAGTTGAGGGTGTTTTGCCTCAAACTCATCTTTACCCACAAGAGAGCCGTTCCACTCTCGTCGCATGTCTTGGTAGCGATAACGCATACCGGATCTGTCAGATATAGCAAAAGCGTTTTTACCGTTCGCAAATTTAGGCATATCATATCCTAAAGTATTGAATCTGAGGCACTACGTTGAAAGATGCTCTATCCCTGTCTTCCGCCATCGCACGCTCAAACTCTTCCTCATACACAGCTTTTAACACTTGTAAGCGATTAGGCGCACGTTTCATTGCAATGTAATACGCAAGACCCGCCGCTAAACAAGGATAAAACCGGAAGGGCATATCCAGCGTGTTTGTGTAGGTATCAGCGTCGTCCATACGAACAAGCGCATCATAATATAAAACATCTGTGCTGTTGTCCGGAGTCGGCCATAGCTTCAGATTCGGAGTTATTTGACGATCCAAAAAGAATTGGTTTGGACGGCCTGTGGTGCTTTTTGTCGGTATGTTCAGATAAGTGTCTCTGCTTATGCGCGACATAGTGAAATCAGTGCTACTGCGGCGAACCACAACAGATAAGACATCAATCACATCTGTGCCCAAAGTATAAGCGCTTGTACCAGAGGTAAGTGCTTGCGTTTTTTGTTTAATAGTCCATTGGTTAAGGCCACGATTGGCCCACTCCGCCAGCATAAGATTTAAAGACCTTTTGGCCGATTTCAGGTCGTAACCGGTTCGTACTTCTAGGCCACAGCGCTCAAATGCTTCTTCAACATAATCGGCAACGTCTAATTCAAAATCTCTGCTGTCGGAGGTAGCCATTACTTGTCCCCATCGTCCGCGTATAGATTATCAAAAATCTGATTTACATCCAGAGTGTAGTCTAAATCAGATTTAGAGTAATGTATATGTTGAGAAGGACGAAAGTCCGGTGCTCCCTCT